CAGCGATTCACCTATGCCTCGAACGCGGAATTCTTCGGAATCCAGCGGGGGTATAGATGTTAAACTGAACAAGGTAGGTTACCTACCGACAGTTCACGGCGCGGGAAACTTCATATTGAAGTCGCGCTGTTTTTCGATCTTTCATGTTAAACATGGAGGATCGAATAGGAAAGAATCTGAGATTCTTTCCCATAAAAGAGCCAGATGGTTGCAAAGCAACCTCGGGCTCTCTTACCGTTCTGCCCGGATACTTTTAAGTAGACGGAGGCAGGACGTACTCAGGATAGAGGACTGTGTCCATGCTGTCTTTGACAGCCTCCTGATTTTTGACTCTGATCTTTTCCATATTGGAAAGGGTCAGAGGAAGATTCCCTTGCTTATAGCAAGGAAAATCTTGACCATGGGTCCCTACGGAGTAGGGCCCATAATGACTTTATGGAAGGAATTTACAAGTTTCTTGTATAATCGGTATGCTGCTCTGCAGCCCGAACTTCCATACCCTTCAAAAGAAAACTTCTTCTGGAGGGGTCTGAAAAACCATCCCTCGGTACGACGGATGGTTAACGGAGAAGTGGACAAACGGCTCTCAGAGCAGTTTGCCCACTTGACCTCCACTCGCCACTTTGCAAGTGGCGATAGGAGGGCCGAGGCAAAGGCCTTAGAAAGGTTCTTTGCCACGATCGAGGAGCCTTGGGAGTTTAACTCGCAATGGCTTCAGACTCTCTTCGAGACCTCTGAGAGGATCGGAGAGAAATGCCGGCATCTTTCCAAAGGAACAGATTACGGCATGCCGCACGTCTCTTTGAGTTGTGCGGGAAGCTACTATGCAACCGTCAAAGACGGCGGCAGAGGAGCTGAAATCCGAGCAGCTCTTAAAGAGGTCCTCGGATTTACACCCGATGAGGATGAGATCATCTCAACCCCATTCGGTGATCTCAGCTGTCCTAAGGGCAGGCCGAGATGGAGACATTGGTGTCGTAAGACACCATATGTCTGGTATGAGGATATCGCCTTTGGCGATCCCATCACGGAAGAGGTCTTTAAAGACCTCCATCCGTATCACCAAGGCTTCGATGAAGCCATAGGTGATCAGATCCTGGTTACGGCTTATATTAAGTACGTAAACTGGAGATCTACCGGGCTCGGCATTCCATGTCGGGTACTTACAGTACCAGAGCCCGGTTATAAAGCAAGAATAGTGACCACAGGTCCATTCTGGCTTACGATCCTTCAGCAGAGTGTTGCACACTCTCTGAAGGCATCGTTATCAAACCACCCCTCTGCGAGGAGTAGTTTGATGAAAACAGACCAGGCCTGGCAGGCACTGTATCTGTTTTGCAACAAAAACTTCCCTGAGGGAAGTAAATGTTTATCGAGTGACCTGTCACAGGCCACCGATGTGATCCCAAAGGAGGTTGCTTCGCAACTCCTACTGGGATATGTAAAAGGGCTAAGATTTAAATCGAAAACCCTTTTAATAGTATACAACCTGCTGATGCTCAACAGGGAGTTTACTTCTCCTGGGTTTGTTTCACTGAAACAGACCCGCGGAGTCATGATGGGTGAGCCGATCACCAAAGTGATCCTCACCATCTTGAATCTTATGGTAGAAGAATACGCAATGCGTACCTACCTCAAGATTGGCACTCAGGTGTCTTTCTATGAAAGCCCTGAGTGGAGGTCCTACCATGTGGGAGGTGATGATCACCTCTGCGGCGGACCTGAAGCCTATCTTAACTTAGTTACGAAGGCTCATTTGCTCTCCGGATCTGTGATCTCGGAAGGCAAACACGGAGTATCTTCACGTGTCGTGAAGTACTGCGAGAAAGTACTAGAGGTTCAACCCCTATTACTTCCTTTCTCAGTCGAGG